ATGCCTTTCAAACCAGGAGTAATCACCAAAGAAATGGAGCAGCTGGAGGCTATTTATTCAGCTGCTAGAAAAGTAGAAATAAGTAAAACAGTAGCCATGAAATTAATAGGTAGAAACAGATTAGAAGAGTTAGTTGCTCGTGGTAGAATCTCAATGAGAAAGCCAAACAAGATTCAGCATGGCCGCTGGTACTGCAACGCTGCAGATGTATTAAGATACGTGCAGTAATGCCATAGGGTGATAGAGCGTAGAGAATATCTCTATCATCCACACTTCAAGTAGTTCTTTGACATTGTGATAAAATAAAAGCAGATAAGCAAGTGAGCAGGAATGCCAAGATGCTTGTTGAGGCTGCTTTAATATCAAGTTACGGTTGAAAGTCCGTACAAAGTAAAGAACACAGAAAGATTATGAAAAATAAAACGCCCAAAGGGCGCTTTATCAACCGTTATTGTCAGAGGATTTAGGTCTTTTGGGTGCAGGTCGAGGGGTTTTTAAAGTTATATCATTATTCTTTATTTTATCCACCTTTCTAAAATGCTCTGGAACTCTTACATTGTTTTTCTTTTTCATAATATTTATTCTATGATTAAAATAATTATTTTCTATATCTGGTTGGGATTTACAACGCTAGTATTTACTCTTTTAACGATTACTTTCGTAGTGTTATTATTACGAATTGTATGGAAAACTTGCATTCTTTTATATAAAGAATTCTTTTAAAGAAAACTATCAGGATACCTTGGCCGGAGATAATCATCGACCTTCTCTGTTGCTTGTTGCTTTAAGTTCTTATTTTCTTTTATATTCAAATCCTCTTTAATACTCTCAATACTTGGAGTGTGATTTTTTCTTAAAGCATCAAATTGAGCTAAAGCTTCTTCAGGAGGCATATCTTCACAATAATATTTTTGAAACAAATTTTCTAAGTCATAAAAGTAATAGAGATACTTTACTCTTAGAGAAATCATGCTTTGAAGTTGTTGAGGTGTCATAGCCAAGTAGTCAGCAATTGCTGCAGCTACCTGAAGAGTTGCAACTAAAGCCAAAGCAATACCTGTGACAATTGGTGTATATGGTTTTAGCATATCCCAACCCATCCACGATGAAGCACCAATAGATGATACCATTAAAGTAGTTATAGTAATGTATTTTCTCCAGTTTTGCTTTTTTGAACAATATAAAGAAATGTACTGCTCCCAAAACTTAGCATGATTTGCCTCAAACCAGATTAATTTATAGACACTATCATTTACATCTTTCATTCTAAAGGTTTTTTCAAAATTACTTAATAAAAGCAATATCTACAAAGCAAAACATGTAAAGTAAAATGAGTATGAAATTATTACAGAGTATTTCAAAGCAAGTGAGCAGGAATGCCAAGATACTTGTTGAGGCTGCTTTAATATCAAGTTACGGTTGAAAGTCCGTACAAAGTAAAGAACTATTTAATATAGCCAGTACTAAAGCATGAGGCTGCAAATCGGATTTGCTACTGGCAACAATCAATCTTAAAATATTAATGCGATGGAATTAATCAGTTTTGTGCTAATGGTATTAGCCTCTATTGGAGCTTTTACCATGTTAGGGTCTTCGTGTGTTACACCAAGTCCTATGCAAAGTATAGCAATAGGTTTAACCCTTATCATCTTTTTACTAACACTTATCGGAGTAAGGATAACCTATAAAGAGATGAAAGAAGAATTTAATAAATAATCAATGCGTATGGAGTTAGATTCGCAAAACAAACTAATAAAAGAGCATCTACTGCAAGGTAAAACAATTACAGCTTTAGATGCTCTTCGTTTATTTGGATGCTTAAGGTTAAGTGGAAGAATACACGATTTAAGACATAAAGAAGGCTTACCTATCCATTCTAGAATGATTACCAGAAGTGGAAAGAGAATAGCCGAGTATTATTTATCTAAAAAAGGAAATCATGATGTGCAATTTATTTGAGTGCAAAGTACGCTATGAAAAGATGAAGGAAAATGGCGTTAGTAAGAAAGTATCAGAACCCTATGTTTTCGATGCACTAAGCTTTACTGAAGCTGAAGCACGAATAATAGAAGAAATAACACCATATATCAGTGGAGAGTTTACAGTATCGGGTATTAAGAGGGCTAAATACAGTGAAGTTTTCTTTTCAGAAGATGAGGCTGCTGACCGTTGGTTCAAATGCAAAATCACATTTATCACACTGGATGAGAAAAGTGGTGCAGAAAAAAGATCATCAACCTATATGCTAGTTCAAGCTGCAGACTTAAGAGATGCAATAAAGAAACTAGATAAAGCAATGGAAGGTAGTATGGCAGACTATAAAATATCAGCTGTATCAGAAACTCCTATCATGGATGTTTACCCATACACTGATAAAGGAGAAAGCGAGGCCAATTAATGGCAGCAATACATATCAAAGGTTATGCATTAGTATCAACACGTTATTATCAAGGAGAGCCAAGCCAATATAAATGGGATAATGGCTCTGTTGAGCTAATTGTGTGGCTTAGTAAAAACAGATGGAAATACTTCGTCCGAAAGATAGCTTATATGAGACCTCTTGAATCATCAGACAAAATGGTGATGCAAAAGATGGATACTATAGGACGTGAAGCAATAAATCAATTGAACAGACATGAGAAACATAGAATCACAGATTCAAATTAGTTGTGTGAGATGGTTTAGATATCAATATCCAAAGTTAGGGAAAGTATTATTTGCTGTACCTAACGGAGGATATCGGTTTTATTCCACAGGACGAATATTAAAAGCAGAAGGACAGCTTCCTGGAGTATCTGATCTTATACTACTTACTCCAAGAGGTAAGTATGGAGCCCTCTGTTTGGAAATGAAAGCCCCAAAGGGTAAGCAATCAGCATTACAAAAACTATGGCAGGAACACGCTGAAATGGCAGGTAATAAATATGTACTCTGCTACTCCCTTGAAGACTTTATGAATGAAATAAAAGAATACTTAAATGAAGAGAGTTAAATGTATTCAATGTCAATACTCCTATGAATTTATAGAAAACAGTTGTGCGTGTAGGAAACTCAATAAAAGAGTATGTGCTGCTAATAGATATGGCAGAGCCTGCAAGCATTACAAAACAAAGTAAGAATATGAACTATATAGCCGAAATCAATGCTTTTTATGATTGGCTCGAAACAAATTCAATGTCTACATCTGCAATTGTCTTATGGCACGCTTTGATGCACATAAACAATAAAAGTAGATGGACTAAAGAATTTGGGGTAGCCTCATCAGTGCTATGCGTTAAAACAGGCTTATCTGAAAGAACGATACGAAACGCTAGGAACGAACTAAAACAAAAAGGTCGTATTGAGTGGAAATCTAGAGGAGGAAATAAAGCTGCAATTTATCAAATGATTTCATTGACGGCAATAGATGCCGACAATGTTGCCGACATTACTTCCGACACTCTTTCCGACAATGCTTCCGGAAGTACTTCCACATTAAATAAACTAAACAATACTATACATTCTATTTATATCAATGGCGAAGAAAAGTTTTTGTCGGGGAATTTAATAGAAACTTTAAATAGCATGTTAGCAGATCAAAGTTACTTGGAAATGATGTGCATGAATTATCGCATTCGAGACTTTGAGCAAATGAGCAATTATTTAAAGCAGTTTTTTACAGATTTATCGGCTAGAGGAGATAATTACAAAGATGAAAAAGATGCCAAGTACCATTTTGCAAATTGGCTTAAATCAGAATTAAGAAAAGAACAACAGAGCTATGGAAAGAATAAATCAAATCGTACTCAGACCTTCAGAGCTAATACCAGTACAGAGCAACAAGAATCATGGAATAACTCAGTTGACACCAATACAGCAGGAATTGAAGCGTTCATTAACACAATCGCAATTGGTTAGAGAATGGAGCGGTACTATAGCTCAAATTAATGTAAAGCAAAATCTATTAGTGATTGCAGGAGCTAAAAACATTCCAACCTTAGCTGATGTAACAAGAGCCTATGACAATACTACAGCAATAACAATTATAGCCAATCACCTACAAAGCTTATGCAGTTTTGGAGATACCGTAGTAAAAGAAGATCAGTTTATAGATACTGCTCTACTCATAGCTACAGAGTACTATTATCTCAACTTAAGTGAGTTATGTTTATTCTTTAGAAGATGCAAGCTAGGGCAGTATGGCCAACTTGTCTGGGGTGCTAAATTAAATATTCAACAAGTAATGTCTGCTCTCTACCAATTCTCAAGAGATCGTGTTGAGGCTATAACCAAGAAAGAAATAGAAGAGCAGAATGCTAAACCTAAAGTTCCTATGGCTTCACGAATGGTATTTATCCAACAAGGTTTATCTGGATTAAAAGCTCTAAAGGAAAAGGCTCAAACAGACTACAATGCTTTTAGAGAGCTATATCCTAGGCTTCCAGAGGATATGCGACCTGAAGAATACTGGAGTGCTTGGAAGGTAGATGAAAGGAATGTGGGAATGAAGTTGTGTGAATTTAATATGAAATAATAATAAGATGTTATAGTATGAGGTCTTTCTTTAAATTATTAGTATTATTATAGTAAAAAATATAAACTACATTAATTATGATTCAGCTAATTACTAATTTTCTTCGAAATTTATTAAATGACGATGATATAATGTATGAGAAAAACACAGATTCATATACATTTAAACTAAAACATATCAAATATAAAATTGATATGAAGGAAATTGAGGAATATCACTCAAAGGAGTATAAATCAAAAGATTTATTATTATATAACAATGAACATTTTGAAAGAGCTGTCATTGAAAGATCACCAAAAAATTTTATTAGATTGGGCTTCTCTTATTCAACTAAAACGAACCAGTTAGAAGGGGATTTTTATAGCTATAGTCTAAATATGTCAAAACATTACATGCTTTTTCTTATTTATACAATAATGAATAGCTCTAATACAAATTCTTTGATAAACTCTATGTTTTTTCGACATCGCTTAGAACGAATACTAGAACAGCAAGATTCTCAAAAATCACTATTTCCATTATCTCTCTTTGATCTTTTAATTCAAATTATAAATATTAATGTTGTTCAAATAAAATCAAAAAATAGTACTAATCAAGTCACTTTTGAAAATTTATATTATGCATATACATACAATATATCACTCTGTAAACATATAACACTTACAAGTGTTTCGCTACAGGAGTTAATTAGGGAGCCTTTACGACGTATGCGAAACCAAGTAAAAGAGCCTAAGAGAGTTTATAATAAAGATCTAATTTTGTATTATCAGAGGGCAGTGAGTGCAAATAGTCCAGATCTTATGTACTTATCATTTTACAATATTTTAGAATATTTCTTCGAAAAAGTGTTTAATGAAAACCTTCGACTAAAACTACAATCTATAATTACAGAACCTAAATTTGACTATAGTGATCAAAAAAGTATAGATCGACTAATTAAGTTAATAGGTAAAAATGTTTTTAATAAAAAAAGTGGAAGAATTGAAGTTAATGATTTTGAAGCACTGAAACTAACACTAAAGAATAATAATATTGATATAAATAGATTGAAAGAAGAGCTTATAAGTATTGATAATCCAGATAAAAGTAACAGTAATATGCTTGAATATTATCGAGACAATGAGGTTTCTTTTAGCAAAGGAGTTTCAATTGATTTTAATAATACTGATGGTGTAATATCTAATATAGCAAAAAGACTAATAAACAACAGAAATGCAATTGTTCATAGTAAAAGCCTAACTACTGAAGATATTAGATACATTCCTTTTAAAGATGAGGCAGAGCTGCAAAAAGAGATATATCTCATTAAACTAATAGCAGAAGAAATAATTCATAACTCAAGTAACCTATTGCCTCGTTAAGAGTATACTAAGAGATGTAGTGGATTGTTTATGAAATGTATCGATAGAGATCTCGTAAAATTAAAAATCATCCGAAATGTTTTTTTTAGTATTTCTCAGTATACTATAAATACTCCTCTCACTCAAATTATACTTCTTACTAAGCATAAGCACAGCATAAGAAACCTTATCACCTTGTGCTTTATATTTAAGAAAATCATTATAAATATCTACTTGGATATAATCAGAAGTTTTGATTCCAAGCTTGTGAAGCCTCAACAATAATTCTCTGTTGAGGCTTAATATTTCGTACCGATTCATGATGTAAGTTGATTGCAGTGTGATATCTAAATATACTATGGAATTAAGCCAATTCATGACTTACTTTGTATGAAAAAAGAGATGAAAACACCAATCACTTATTACGGAGGAAAACAAAGAATGCTAAAGCATATTTTGCCATTAATTCCTAATCACACACTTTATACAGAGGCTTTCTGTGGAGGAGCTGCAGTCTTATTCGCTAAAAAACCTGTTGAGGCTGAAGTCATCAACGATATCAATTCAGAACTTATAAACTTCTATTGGATAGCAAAGCATTGTTATCCTAAACTAAAAGAGAAAATTGATGCAACACTACATAGCAGAGAAACTCATGCTCATGCAAAGTATATATCTGATCACCCTACATTCTTTACTCCGATAGATAGAGCCTGGGCTATTTGGTGCTTGAGTAAGATGTCCTTTGCATCTAAGCTCAATGGACCATTTGGGTATGACTATAAAGGGAAAGTACCTATTAAAGTAAAAAACTCTAAAATTTCTTTTACAGAAGAAATATGTAAACGATTAGAGAATGTAACTATTGAAAACCAAAATGCTTTGAAAGTCTTATCTAGATACGATAGAGAGACAGCTTTCCATTTTATAGACCCGCCTTACTTTAACTCCAATTGTGGACATTACAAAGGACTATTTAATGAAGAACACCTTCAGCAACTGCTAACCTTACTAAAAGAGCTTAAAGGCAAATTCATGCTTACTATGTATCCTTATGATAAGATAGAAGAGCTAGCAGCAGAACAGCACTGGACTGTTCATAAAGTAGAGAGAACTCTTAGTGCCTCCAAGACCTCGAGGAAAAAACAAGAAGAATGGATCGTATGTAATTATTAATATATCAATCAAGAGTCGTTCATTAAGAGCGGCTCTTTTCATTTAACTTTTAATCCAAACAAATATAAACTATGTCAGTAAACAAAGTAATCCTATTAGGAAACGTAGGAAAAGACCCAGATGTTAGAAGTCTGGATAATGGAATTAAGGTGACTAGCTTTCCTTTAGCTACAACAGAACGAGCATATACTCTCAAAAATGGAACTCAAGTGCCAGAGCAAACAGAATGGCACAATCTAGTTTTATGGATAGGTTTAGCAGAAATCGCAGAGAAGTATGTTAAAAAAGGAGATAAGCTTTATATCGAAGGAAAGATTAAATCACGATCCTTTCAAGACAATAATGGAGTTACGAGGTATGTCACAGAGATTATGGTTAACCAGTTGGAGATGTTAAGTACTAAGCAGTAAAACACTATAATATTGCCGTTCTATTTTTAAATTAATATCTTTATGGAAATTAATAGCAAATCAGACGTCATGAAAGTAAACTTAGGCCAAGCCGTTAAAATGTTTTTTAGTAACTCGTCTCTTGAGATGGTTTATTTTGAGGCCATAGCCAATGCACTCGATGCAGAAGCCACAGATATAAAAATAATAATTCGGGTTGCTGCTTTAAGCGAACCAAACACACTAAAAATAGAAATATCAGATAATGGAGTAGGTTTTACAGATGAAAGATATAAAAAATTCTCTAACCTTTTTGATGTTGATGAAACCTCTCATAAAGGTTTAGGACGACTAGTTTATCTTTGTTATTTTAATGAAGTTAACGTTACAAGCTATTACAGAGGAACAAAAAAAAGGATGTTCAAATTTTCAGAAGATTTTAAAGAGGAAAAGTTTGAAGAAGAGAATACTCCTAAATGTCCATCAGGAACAACCTTTCAAATGTCTGGCTATACATATCAAAAGATAGCAAAAAATGACTTTATTATTCCCAGTAAGTTAAAATATAGAATTTTAGAAGAATTTTATGCTAGATTATTTATACTCAAAAAAGAAGATATAACAATAAGTATTCAGTCATTTATTGGAAGTACACATGAAGAAGCAACTATAAAATCCTCAGATATTCCTGAGTTTAAAAATGAAAAGCTTCCACTAAAATTAGATTTATTTACCGGCTTTGATCTCTACTATTCTATAAAGAAAGTGGAGTCAAATAGCCCATATTTTATAGCTGCCATCACAGTTGACCAGAGAACAGTAAAAGTAAATCTCATTTCTGATGAGAATTTACCACCTAATTATGAAATGGTATTTCTATTATATTCTGACTATTTTCAAGGGAAAATAGATGCTTCAAGACAAAACCTTTCTATATCTAGTCCAGACTATAAGAAAATTCAATCGTCATTTAGAAAAAAGGTTTCATCTATTTTAGAAACAGAAATTCCTGAAATTAAATCTAAAATATCTGAAGTCAAAGAAGAGTTATTAAATCAGTATCCTCATTTAAACGGCTACATTGACTCCGAAGATATTGGGTATATATCAAAAAATGATATATTAAAAAAAGCGCAGGAGCATTTTTGCAAAGACCAAAAAGAACTTTTGGAAGCCACTTCTTTAAACGATGAGCAGTATGAACGGTCACTAAAAATATCATCTAAAGCACTGACCGAATATATTTTATTTAGACAGTTTACTATTGATAGACTTAGGAGTATAAAAAAAGAAGATTTAGAGAGTAAGATACACAACATTATTGCACCTCAAAAAATGATTTTTCGCGACAACAGCCGTATTGAAACAATATACCAAAACTGTTCATGGATTCTTGATGAAAAGTTCATGACCTATACAGCTGTTTTAAGTGAAAGGGAAATGTCAGAATTAATAGCAGAAATAACAAAAAGTGAAGTTGAAAAAGATGATGGTAGACCCGATATAGCTATTATTTTTTCTGATAACCCAAATAAATCAAAAAAAGTAGAAGTTGTCATAGTTGAGTTGAAAAGGAAAGGACTTAAGCCTGAAGAGAATGTAAAAGTTGAAGTTCAATTAGAGAAAAGAGCCCGTAAATTATTTGATATTTTTCCAGATAAAATTCAAAGACTATGGCTATATGGAGTTGCCGAATTAGATAATGAGTATAAGTCACACTTGTCTACTGCTGGCTACCACCCTTTATATTCTAAAGGAACGGTTTTCGTTAATACAGCTGATATTACAGTAAACTGGGACACAGGTATAAAAATTCCAGCAGTACGATATGTTATGGATTTCGATGCTCTTATTAATGATGCAAATGCTAGGAATCAAACATTCCTTGACCTAATAAAATCAAAATTCAAAGAGTAACCTATGATTTAATTATTTTTCTTAACGAAGCGAGCCACCAACTGGTTCGCTTTTTTATTTCTAAAACATATGATTATGTATGAAGTAACTTACGTCAATTTAATAGAGCCACAAATAAAGGTTGATATCCCATATTATACAACAAGTCCTACTACACTAAGAAAAGAACTAAAGCGAAATAGCAGGGCAAAAAAGGTTGTTGTAGTTTGTCATCAAATAAAATGTAGTGTCGATCGTTTTAATAAACTAAAGAAAGCCTGTAGTAAGTTTAATGATTATGGACTTAGTAGAGAAGATAGACTTTGGATTAGTAATTATGTTCGCTCTTTTGACTTTGCCACAGTGCAAGAAAAGAAGGCTTTGTTCAAAGTCCTTATTGAGATTATAAAGAGGAGATCTTAGAAAGGTGGTGACTTTTCTCAAACCTTGATTAACACGTGTTTATACAAACACTTCTACTTATATTTAACTTATCAATAGGTAAAAGATAAATAGGTATGGGAAAGGTAAAGATTTTCTCAAGAGTGTCACAACAGAACTACGAGAAGTTAGAACAAATTAAAGAAGAGTATGGGTTCAGATCAGTGTATCAGATCGTGCAATCACTAGTGCATACTTTCCTGGATAAAGTGGAAAGCAAGAACCTTAATAATATATCTGCAGATGAAGAGATAGAGAACATGTTCGAAGAGTTCTCTAACTTTGAAAAACCTTCAGCAGATGTTAGGTATGTAACTCCTAATCGAATACCACACTATAGGTGCGATGGCAAGGAATCCTAACTATATAAAAATGATTAAGAGCTATCGTTGGCAACAGCTAAGAGCTAGGCACATCATGAGCTATCCTCTTTGCCAACGATGCTTAGAATCAGGTAGAACAACAGCTGCAACAGAAGTGCATCATATCGTACCTGTAGAGACTGGTATAACTTATGATCAGATGCAGCAACTCATGTTCGATTACGACAACCTTATGAGTGTATGTAAGCTTTGCCATACTAAACTACATGAGTCGCTACACTCCTTCGACAAGGATGCAGTGAAAGACAACAACGAACGTACTACAGAGCGATTCTTACAGCATTTTTTCAAAAAAAGCACCTAATTTGTCAACATATCGAAAAGTGTCTTTTTGTCAGGCAAAAGCACAGTTTTAACACTTTTAATATTTAAGGGGCGGCCTTTTTTTTTGAATACCCCCTCACCCCCTCTAGACCTCACCCTGCATCTCCTTCGTTCACGAATAAAATTATTTCGTGGGGGGTTATCCCAAAAGTGCCACCAAAAGCCCCCATTTCTCTAGCTATATAAAAGGGTTAACTACAAAATGGCTAGTGTTGGTGCATTAAAAGGAAGAATTCGTAAAGCTTTAAGAGAACAAAATAACTACTCCAAAGATATGGAGTCTGCTATTTTATTGGCTGCAGGAAATCTGTTTGCCTATGAACTCGCATTAAAAGATTTAGAAGAATTAGACTGCACTTATATTGAAGAAATTTCAAGAGAGGGAAATATAAAACTCGTTCCTCATCCAGCCTTTAAAGTATTTAAAGATGCTTCAGAGTCAGTACGCAGATCACTTCGTGAATTACAACTAACATTAGCCACTTTAGAAGGAACTACTGAAAACGATGATCTAGATAATCTAGTTGAGTCTGTTAACGGAGTGGATTAATGGAAAAGTTAGAAAAATATGAACTCAGACAACTTAAAGCTGATGTTGTTAGTCAGCTTCATGCTATTAACGTGGCTGCTTATCGTTTGGATAAGACAGATAAGCGTTTAGTTAAGTATGCTAATGAGCTAATCAATAATCCAGACAGCCACAATCTATATGAACTCTTAGCTCTTAAACGCTTCTTTGCGTTCCTAGACAAGTATATTTTTAAGCCTAAAGAGGTAAAGAAGTTTATTATTTTCTATGAAAGTTTGAAGTTCTCTGGTCTTAAAAGGAGACAACGATACAAGCTTACTCCAGTCCAAGTATTTCAATTTGCCAACATTATGGGCTTTTATAAGACAGAGACCAAGCGATTATGCCGTGAAGCCCTACTCTTCGTACCTCGTAAATTCTCAAAGACCACTAGTGTGTCATCACTGGCTATTTACGACTTACTCTTTGGGGATGCCAATGCACAATGCTATGTTGCTGCTAACTCCTATGATCAGGCTCAAATCTGCTTTGGCGAAATTAAGGAGATTCTAAAATGCCTTGATCCAAAACTTAGACATTTCAAAATCAATAGAGAACAGATTTTCAATTTAAGAAGAGGTAAAACTTCTTTTGCTCGATGCTTGGCATCTAGTCCTGATAAACTCGATGGATTAAATGCTAGTACTGTAATTGTGGATGAGTATGCTCAAGCAGATTCAGCAGAATTAAAGAATGTGCTAACCTCATCTATGGGTGCACGAATAAACCCTCTTACTATTATAATCACTACAGCTAGTGAAAAGTTAAACGGTCCATTCGTTGAGTTATTGGATGCTTATAAATCTATCCTTAGAGGAGAGTTAGAAAATGACTCTGTTTTTGCACACGTATTCGAGCCTGATGTAGATGATCAAGAGAATGATCCAGCTACTTGGAGAAAAGTACAACCTCACTTAGGTATTACAGTACAGCCAGACTTCTATGAAAATGAGTATCAGAAAGCTCTTCTCACTTCTGAAGACATGATGACTTTTAGGACTAAGCTACTCAACATATTTGTCCAAGATAAGACAAAGTCTTGGTTAACTCAAGATGATATATCAGCCTTAGCTATTCCTTTTGATATAAAGAGAGTTCAAGGATGCCCTAATACAATGGTATCTGTTGACTTATCAGTATGTGATGACTTTAGTACAGTTTCTTATACCATACATGATAATACCAATTATGAATTCTATTCCTATACAGACTATTACATTCCAGAAATACTTCTTACAACTCATCAGAATAGAAATCTTTATCAAAGATGGGTTGATAATGGGCATTTAAAGGTTTGCCCAGGGAATGTGATTGATTATGACATGATATCCGATGATATCGTAGCCAATAGTAAAACCCTAAATATTCTTCAAATAGGTTATGACCCTTATAAATCACTTGAGTTTGTAAATAGAATGGCTGCCTTAGGTAATAAAAAGGCACTTGTTCCCGTCTCTCAACTCTATGGTACGTTTACCTCACCAGTTGAGAGCATGGAATATGCCGTTAAGACTGGGAAAATGCACTTTGCAAACAATCCTATTACTTGGTATTGCTTTGGCAATGCTGTCCTTGATGAAGATAGAATGGAAAATAAGAAGCCTATTAAAAGGAGTAAAAACTCTAAGATAGATGGGGTTATTACAAATCTAATGAACCTATACCTATTCAATAATTTTACAAGATATAATTAATAAAATATGAAAAAGAAATGGTGGAACTTATGGGGAACAAAAACAGAAGAAAAAAGAGGATACTTCGATGAGGTAACAGAGTGGTTCCCTTCTTATGGTAATAATAGTAGAATTTATGTTTCTTCTCAAAATAGTGCTATGAAGTTAGCCACTGTATTTAGGTGTACATCAATTCTTAGTGGCTCAATAGCTTCTTTGCCTCTTTTAATTAAGCGAAATAAGAATGGCTATTTCTCTGTTGATAAAGATGATCCATTAGACTATATCCTGAATAAGGTTGCTAATCCAAGAATGACAGCTTATGAGCTTATCGAAAATGCTGTGGTTCAAATGGTAAATTCTGGAAATGCTTATATCCTCCCTAAATATGATGCTAAAGGAGACCCTTCACAATTGATACTATTATCTCCTAACTCGGTTTCTTATGACCTAAGTATGGACAGGTATATGGTAACTGACTCTATTAATAACATCTATGATACGTTTTATCCAGAAGAAATAATTCATCTAAAAAATCTCTCTTTGGATGGAGGCTATACAGGAGTATCAACTATTCGTTATGCTTCAACAGTAATGTCTGTTGGTGCAAGTGCTGAAGAGCGTACACTTAGCTCTTTTGAAAATGGAGCTACCATGAGAGGATTTGTTTCTGGTGATAATGCAAGTGTTACAGGTTTTAGCCCTATTCAAGACAGCCAACTTAGTAATGTAACCAATCGTATTAAAAAAGAAATGCAGTCAGGAGAAACAATTTTTCATTTACCTGGTGCTATGAAATTTAATCAGCTTTCTATGTCTCCTGCAGACATTCAACTTTTAGAAACGAAAAAATTCAATGTCTTAGATATCTGCCGTTTCTATGGTGTTCATCCAGATAAGGCTTTTGCTGGTCAAAGCCAAAACTACAAAGCTAGTGAAATGTCACAAGTGCAATATCTGACTGATACCTTGCAGCCAATACTCAGGAAGATTGAAAGTGAATTCTTTGCAAAACTCATTCCTCGATCGCTGGCTAATAAATACAAAATAGAATTTGATTTGGAAGCTTTTTTCAAAACGGATTTGGAAAGCATGGCCAACTATATGGAAAAGAATATCCAATACGGAATATATACGGTCAATGAGTGGCGAAAGAAGCAAGGATTACCTCCAATAGATGGTGGAGATGAGGCTATGATTAGCTGTAATGTAGCACCCATTAATAGTGAAAAGATAAGAGGCGAAAAAAAAGATTTGCAAAAAGGTGAAAAAGTGCCACCAAAAGCACCCATTTCCTAAGCTATATAAAAGGGATACTCCATGAATACAGAAATAAGAAGTTATAGCGAAGAGAGGGCTATGCCCAAAGTACTGCCTGACAGCCGAATAATAGAGGGTTATGCTGTAGTATTTGAGAAAGAAAGTCGAATGATGTTCGATTTTTGGAAAGGAAAAAAATTCGTTGAAGTGATTAAGAGAGGAGCCGTTTCTGATGAAGATTTTAAGAAGTGGGATATTAAAGCTCTAGCAGAACATGATAAGTCTAGACTTTTAGCACGATCTTTTAATGGCCAAGGTTCTCTTGAATTGAGTGTTGATGATTATGGTGTAAAATATCGCTTTGAATCTCCTAACACAGTAGAAGGAGATAATGCTTTAGAACTAATTAAGCGAGGAGATATATTCGGTTCATCATTCGCTTTTACAACTAGTGAAGAGGATAATGTGACCTACACAAAAAGAGCTGATGGTTCTCTGCTTCGAGAAGTATCTAAACTAGATAGAATGTATGATGTCTCTATTGTTACTGATCCTGCTTATTTCGGTACGAATGTTACTGTAAGAGATTTAGAGGGAGTAATTGATCCTCCAGATGAATCCTATAAAGAAGAGGTTGAAAAATTAAGAAGTTTAATTCTAGAATAATTTATTATGTCAAAATTCACAAGAAAAGAGAAAATCCAAATGAGAAATCGTATTAAAGAAATTAATACGAGAATTGGAGAAATGGCCGACAATCTTGAAAAAGAGAAAAGAGGTTTAACCTCAGAAGAAACAGAAGAAAGAAATGCTCTTGTACAAGAGAAAGAAATTCTTCAATTAAGGCTCAATCAAGAAGGCCAACCTAGAAATGAGGAGGAAATTTCAGCTGAAAGAGCATTTGCTGAAACCGTGGCAGCCATACATGGTAAATGTCAAATGCCAGAACAAACTAGATCACTTGTTAATGGAGTTGATATGGATATTCCTATCAATAGAGATCTCCAAGATACGGCATCAGCAGAGGCTGTAATTCCATTGACTATTGGCGATATTATTCCTCCTCTTGAAAAAGGTTTAATCCTGGACAAAGTAGGAATGAAAATGCAATATGGCATGGTTGGTGCTTGGCAGTACCCTATTGTTGCAGGTGTTGAGGCTACCTTAGCAGATGAGAATGTAGAAATCAATGATACTAAAATTGACATCTCTAAAATATCTCCTTCTCCTAAACGTGTAGCGATTTCTATCCCAGTATCTAATAGAGCTATTGACCAATCTAATGGAGCCTTACTATCGATTGTGAAGACTCAACTTCCTATGGCTGTATCTAGATTACTTAATCGTTGGATGTTTAGCCAAACCAAAATTACAGAGAAGGCTTCAGAGGGCTGTTTTGTAAATCCTAAAAGCAAATTGACTTATAAGGATTCTATCAAATGGAAAGATGCTATCAAATTAAAAGGAGCTGTAATGAAACAAGGTGTAATTTTTGATGGAACACCAGCTTATGTTTGCTCTGCATCTACTTATGCCGATTTAGAATCTACTCCTAGAGATGCAGGATCAGGTCTTATGATTGTGGAAAATGGAAAGATTAATGGCTTCCCTGTATTTATAACAGAATACATCGGTGATGACTGCCTTGGATTTGGTGTATTTAGCTATCAACTAGTAGGACAGTTTGGTAAAATGAGAATGACTTATGATCCATACACTGGGGCTAAGAAGAACCTAGTTTACTTTGTGTTTAACTCTGATTTTGATATGCTCTCTTTACGAAAAGAGGCCTTTGGTATCTTAACGAAAGAAGGAGCTGATTTAGGTAAATAAATAAAGGAATATGGAACTGTACGTTAATGTTGAAGAGCTAAAAGCTCACTTAAATATAGACATGACAAGTGATGATGAATATCTTGAACAACTATCAATGGTTGCTCAAAATTCTGTAGAGAAAAGAATACAATGTCCATTAAGTGAGTATGAAGATGAGAACAGCAATCTTGCTCCTTCTTTAATTCATGCTATCAAAATAATGGTAGCCACTCTCTATGACAACAGAGAAGCTGTTAGTTTTGGCCAGCCACGTCCAGTTCCATATACTTTAGATTATCTAATAACCCCATTTATAAAGTACAAATGATATGAGAGCTGGATTATTAAGAGAACCTATTCTATTTCAAAAAAGAGAAAGGATACAGAGTCCTTCAGGAGCATACACTTTTAAAATGGTTATTCTACTAAGAACCAAGTGCCATAAATTAAGAGAAAGACCGATTGGAATAGAGATCAATGCGAAAGAAGAATTTTACGAACGAGATTTACGAGTTCAGTGCCGTGACAATCCCCTAATAGATGCTTCTACTGATGTTATGTTCCAAAATAAAAGTTATCGAATTCTTCTAATTGACAAACAAATAAAAGATAAGTCAGTGATCATTCACTTGAAATTAAACAATGAGTAGTTTCCAAGCTAAGATACTAAATAGAGAAGCCTTATTAGGGTTTATTGAAGGATTAGAAGGTTTTGAAAAAGACAAAGCTATTAATAATGGGTTACGCAAGGGTGGGCAAATTTTAGCTAGACAAGGAAAGAAAAGGCTCAAACAATCCATGCACAATCCTGCTGGGGTTACAGGTAACTTACTCAAATCTTTTAAGGTTAAAACTAAACGGCAAAAACTAGGTGTATTAGTAGGTTTTAAAAATAGACTCGGAAATCATGCTCATCTTTTAGATAGAGGGACGAAAGCAAGAAAAACAAAAAAAGGTTACAACAGAGGGAAAATACCTAGTCCATATAATGGGTTTAAACTCTATTTCTGGAGTGATACCAAAGATGCAGAGATGAAGTCTGCTGTTGAAGAAGTATATAAAGGAATTACAACCGCTGTTGAACGAATAAAAGAAAGGCACTCATGAACCACTTTGCAATAACATCGACTTTGAGAAGTCTAATGCTACAAGACAAGAATATAGAACAGATGGTAGGAAATAAGATTTTTCCTCTCCAAGCTCCTCTTAACACTGAAGGAGACTTTATTCTTTATCAACGAGATGGCTATGCTACTTCTGAAACAAAAATGGGGATTTTCCAAAGAGAGCCTTTAGTCTTTATAAATGTAGTGAGTGATGACTATGATAGGTCACAAGAATTAGCAGGATTAGTACACGATTGTTTAGTGGGTAATTACGATACGATGCAAATATCTTTAGAGGACTCAACAGAAGATATTACCGATAAAAAATTCATTCAAGTATTACTTTTAAAAATTAAATTATAATGGCAGAAACACCAATTAAATTCGATAGCAACAAGGATGTGATTCGAGGATCACTATTCCTTTTCTTAGATGGCCAACCTTTGGCATTTGAAAAGACTTCTACTCTTAATCTAAGTGCAGATAGTATTGATACTTCAAATAAAATGTGTGGCAACTGGGCTTCATCTAGTCCAGGTAAACGCTCTTTTAGTATCAGTTCAGAGATGCTGATTACTCGTTTAAAAGGAGCTTATTCGTACGATACTTTGGTTAAGGCTTTTAGCGAAGGAACTTATTTGACTTTTGTATTTGGTTCAGCAAAAATAACTGACCAAACGAATGTTGGAGGTAAGTTTGAGATAGATGAAACTAAGCAACACTATAAAGGTTCTGTATGGATAAACTCATTGGACTTAACTTCTAACTCTGGAGAACTATGTACAGCTAGTGCTGCATTTACAGGTAATGGGGCTTTAGAAACAGTACCTGGTACATCTGAAGGAGAAGCTTAATAATCTGTTTTCTTTTCTAAAGTTTAAATGGCGGTCCAGGATGGCCGCCTTTTTTATAAAAAAATTATGAGATTGACATTAAAAAATATTATTCGCTGGGAGCAGTTGATGAACTTATCCTTTTCTATGGTAGATTTTAATAATGAAAAGCATACTGCAGCATTGATATATATAGCAACAGAGCAACCTGTAACTTTCGATATTTTCATGAAAACGATCTTCAGTAAAGGTTATAAACAAGAGGCTCTTTCACTTATTAAAGAATTGAAAAGAACAAATCAATTTCTACCTCAAAGAGAATCAAAAAAAGGAGCTAGCCAAGAAGAACAAACTATCGGAGAACTAGCTTATAGCCTTATAGCTAAAGGTATTGATGCTCATTATGTAATGAATGAATTATCTATTATAGATCTCCCCTATCTTATTGAGGCTTTATCTGATAAAGAGAAACAAGATATGGAATCACAACGCTTATGGACCTATCTCAGTATCCTTCCTCATATAGATAGCAGCAAATTGAAATCACCTAAAGACATTATGCCTTTCCCTTGGGACATAGATCAAGAAGCTATTGAAAAAGAGAAACAAGAGGCATTCCGGATGTTTAACCAATTCACAGAAAGTTATGGCAAACAATAAATTAACCTTTGCAATAGCCCTCAATCTCTTAACAGAGAATTTCAAAAAGGGAAAGAACAATGTGGTCAATGGCTTTAAATCTATGCAGGTAAAATTACTTGCATTTGTGTCTGCCCTTGGATTTGGTTCTATTGGCTTATCTAACTTTGTAAGCAAGCTGATTTCTGTAGCCAAAGAAACAAGTCGTGTTACTACTGCTTTAAAGAATGTATCTAAAGGCACTGCTGGATATATTGCGAATCAAAAGTTCTTAAATAAAGTTGCAGCCGACTACAAGATTGAAATCAATAGCCTTACTGGTAACTTTGCTAAGTTTACAGCTGCAGCTACAACTGGAGGTATGGCACTAAAGGATCAACAGAAAATATTTAAGTCTGTATCTAAATCAATAGCTGCATTCTCCTTGTCCTCTGATGAGGCTAATAGTGTTTTCCTTGCTCTATCACAAATGATGAGTAAGGGTAAGATTGCATCACAAGAGTTGAGGCTTCAAATGGGAGAAAAGCTACCTATTGCTATACAAGCAATGGCTAATGCAATGGGTGTATCTGTAGCTGAACTCGATAAGATGCTATCCAAAGGAGAGCTAATGGCCAATGAAGTTCTTCCTAAATTTGCTGATCAATTGGAGAAAATGACTCCTAAAATAGATACTGATAACCTTCAAGCATCTCTTACTGATTTAGAAAATGCTTTTGGTACTCTTACTGATAATTTAGGTGTTGAAAGTAAATATAAGAAGATTATAGACAGTGTAACTTCTATTATTAGAGCAAAAGCTAATAATATTAAAGGCATATTACAAGCTATCGTACTAGGGATTATTTTCTTTTCTGTTAATGGGATAACTAAGATTTCTAAAAGATTTAAAGAGGCTCTACTAGAAAGAGCTACTGGGGCTGAAAAATTAAGTAATCAACTCCAATCTCTTGAAGCTAGAAGAACACTTGAGTTTAAAAAGCTTGAAGAATTAAGAGCCAACTATGCCTATGCAACAGGAAATGCAAGACTAAAACTACAACAGCAAATTGCTGTGCAAGAAGGTAAATTTGGGAAACTAGTTGTTGAGGCTAGTAAAAAAGAATTAGCCTTGGAGGAAGCCAAGCAACAAAAAAAATTAGGGCTATGGAAAAACTTTAGTCGTGGTAGCATCGGGATTATCAATAAACTAGGAGCCACAATAAAATCATTATGGAATACTTTTGCTCCTGCAATAATCATTACAGGACTTATTGCTATTTTCAACTACTTCAAGAATATATATGACCAAGCAAAAAAGATAAAAAATATATTTGCAGAATATCAAAAGGAAATATCTAATATAAGTACCTCAGATGAAGTAGTTAAATTACAATCTCTATATAATGTTTCAAAGAGTCTTACAAGATCTGTTGATGATAGAAAAAAAGCATTAACTGAACTATCAAAACAACTAAATTTAATTCAAGATAAAAATGAAACTGACTTAGACTTTCAAAAGCGAATAAATGCCAAGATTAAGGAACGTGCTACTCTTTTAGAGGCTACTGCAAGAGTTGATAGTTATACTCAACAGAAAATACAAGCTGAAGATGAATACAAGGCTAAGAAAAAGGAGTTAGGTTTTGAAGAGCTAGATGATAAGATGCTAAAGCCCATGCTCAATTCTATGTTAAAATATAATATGACTGGCAGTAAGCGAGCCTTACAGAATAGCATTAATGATTATAGTGATATAAAAAACAGATATAACATAAAACATATTCCTGGATATCAAGGCATTATTGAGGCAATGGCCAATTATCAGAGAGTTATAAATGATGCCTCTAATAACATAGAAAATGAGCTAACAAAAACTTTAGTGCCTAATAAGGCAACACATATTGAGTCAACCTCTGAAAAAAAAGAAACAGAATTAGATAAGTTAGAAAATAAATATACGCAATCTTTAGCTGAGTTGGATGTAAAATTACAATATGCAATAATGACTCAAGATGAGTATAACAAAGCTAAAGATGATTTAATTAAAACATCCTTCGTTGAAGCTAAAACCTCAAAAGATAAATCAGTTTTAAATTCTAAATACTTAACACATTTAGAGCATTCACTCAGTCAAACATTATACGACTCTCAACAAGCCGAGTTTAAGAAAATACAGAAAGAGGCATTTGATGGAGAGCGAGAATTATCAAATCAGAAGAAACTAAATGTTGTATCAGAAAAAGAATATAATCAAAAATTAAAAGTTTTGATTGATAAGACGGTAGAACAACTTTCTCCGATATCTAATTTAACTGAGACTCAACAAAAATATATTAAATCCCTTCAAGGGCAAAGTGAAGCTATATCAGCTTCATTAATGCCAAGCTACAAAGCTGAAGAACGTGATAGGTCTTTTGATTACAAGAAGTCTGATTTAGATATCTATTCAGAAGAACTAGATATAGCTAAGAGAAACTATGCTACTCTTAAAGATTTGGCTAGTGAAAATCTGCAAGCCTTTGAAGCAGAATTAACTGCTACTATGGGTAATGTTAAGTCACTAGAGGAAGCTGTAAAACTAGCAGAAATAACTGCAGATGTTCAGGCTTTAAACAAAGAGATAGCCCACGGCTCTTATGATGCAGCTAAGTCTATAATGGGAGGAGCTGATGGAATGATCTCTTCTATAGAAAGAATTAATGATGCTTTTTCAAATCCTGATGCTTCTGGTTGGGAACAAATTATGTCTATATGGAGTGCCATGACCAGTACTATAGATAGTTTCTTACAAATTATTGATTTAATTGAGCGACTAAGTCAGGTTACAGAAATGCTATCCACAGCACAACAAGCACAAGCAGCAGTTGAAACGGCTATGGTCCCTCAAAAATTAGCTAATGCACAAGCTGAGGCTGTAGCTGAGACAGTTGCTAGCTCCATCAAGACAACGGCAGCAACTACTGAGATGGCAGCTAAATCAACAGCAGCATACGCAGCTATACCTTTTGTAGGTGTTGGTCTTGCTGCAGCCCAAATAGCTGCTTTTGAATCTATGATCGCTGCAGCGGCAATTCCTAAATTTAAAGATGGAGGTATAGTTACAGGAGGAGCAACATCTGGTGATAAGATATTGGCTCGAGTAAATGCAGGTGAAATGATTTTAAATCAAGGGCAACAATCCAATTTATTTAAAATGCTAAACAGCCAATCCTCTGTAAGTAATCAATCCCTTAATATAGGTGGCCGTGTTAGAGGCTCTGATATTTACTTAGCATTAAAAAATTATATGAAATCTTCTGGAAAAAGGCTCTAAAAGTGCCACCAAAACACCCCATTTATAAGGTTATATAAAAGGGTGTATTAAATGGGCCATAGTTTAAAATATATAATTCCGTTCAAAACGCTCCTCAACAATTCGGTTGAGGTTCATTTCTTACTGAGAGATTATAAAGGTTCACCAGTCGAGTTAGTCGGTTCTGGCGAGCCTTTGACTCTTTCTTTTGATGATGAGGATTTCCTATATACACCCATAAGAACTAGCTCTTGTAAGATTAGTATTATTGGTAATGATTATCTACAAGAACTCTTCTCGACAGATTACACCCAGTGGAAAATCAATATTATCAGAAATAAGTCTTTGGTATGGACTGGCTATATCAAACCTGAAATCTATACACAAGACTATACGAGTGAGAAATTCGAATTAAACATTGAAGCTGTTAGTGCTTTGTCAATGTTAGAAAATATCGAATATATTCCACTGGGTCAAGAACCAGACTTTATAAAGGTATGGGATTTATTAAAGAGCATTATCCAAAAAGCAAATGGAGATTGGAAGAACGTCTACATACCTCAAGTCTATGGGAGGGATAGAGAGAAAGTATCTACAGAAAATCTATTTGAATTATTAGAGCTAAGTGAAGTTAACTTCTTTGATGAAGAGGATAAACCTATGACTTACTTAGAAATATTAGAGGAACTATGCAAAATACTCAATTGGACTGTTACAGATTGGTGTGGTGATCTATTCTTTTATGATATCGATCATAAGGGGATATATCGAAAATACGATAAACAACTAACCGCATATACATCCGTTACTCCTACCGAAGCGAATGTACAACAACTCTCATTTAGAGGAGGCAATCATACTCTTGACAAACTAGGTGGTTATACTAAAGCTTCAGTTATTGTTGATAACTATTCAACAGGCGAATTATTCCCTGATGAGAAAATTGATGACTTAGAATCTATTGGAGCCATAGATAAATCAATTGATAAGTATGTAACACGCAGAGTTCATAAAAAACCTATCGAAATAAAAGCATTCCATTACTCTTTGGAAAACACGCCTATTTCTGATGAGGCTTTTTATAAAATGACTCCTGTACAACGTGATAATATATTAGGAGCAACAGTTACTCAAGTGTGCGATTACAAAAGACATAGAGAGGGAGACAGCTGGGTTGCTGATATTACCAACTACAGATATGATGGAGTTATCTATATGGTTGAACATTGGTTTGTTTGGAAGGATCAGCAAAATCATTCCAAATGGATTAAACAATGGGTTCCATTACTTGAATTAAAGACTAAAGATAATGTGCTGTATGCAGATGGTGTATTAGTCCTAAATTTTAGCGTGTGTGGAGTTAACCAGGAAAGAATGATGATTGACCAGATTTATACTACCTATCACACTATTTGGGCTATCCTCCAAATCGGGAATAAATGGTGGAATGGTAAAAGCTGGCAAACAACAGAAACACGTTTTGGTATTCCAATAGACTTACAAGGCAAAGAGTATGTACAAAGTTATGCGAATGTCAAGGCCAATAAAAAGCTAGGAGAAGAGCCTGAAGGTGTAGATGGATATATCATTCCTCTCAATGAAACCTTAAAAGGGAAAGCTAAGTTTACTATTCTTGCAGGTATAGGTGCATCAAGACCAGGAGGGACAAGTCATGCTAGTCCATCAGGTTTTTACTTAAAGGGATTAAGCTTGAAGTATCATTCTACCAATCCTGAAGAGAATAAAAGCTCGAACTCTTCTGATCGAGTTTATGAAAATGAAATAAATGAAAAGCTTATTAATGAATTAGATGAAATCAGAGTGAAAATATCCACCTATAATAATGATGGAATGACACACTCTAAATTCCTCTTAAATGGAAAGCTACTCGAGAACAACTTATATTCTACAATTACAAATGGGAATATAAGATTAGAAGAGCTTCTTATACGACGCATTCGAGGACAGTATGTTAACTCTAAAACAAAGCTTACTCAAGAACTTAAATACACCCCACTCCTACCAACAACATTACTAACAGACCGTTTTATGCCAAACCAAAAATTCAGCATAACTGGAGGAGAGATAGATTTTTATAACGAGCAAATGAAACTCAATATGATTGACAATAATGGTTGATAAGAAAGTAAATATAATCACACGTGTAATTCCAAAGAAGCCAAGAAGCAAGAACTTTCAAGGAAGTGGTATTACTAATATTGCTAATTACGCAGGAAGTAATGGAGGAACAACTTCAGTACCTCAGCAGCCATCTATTGAAGTTTTACCTTCTGATTCCTACTCTAATCTAACTGACGATAATGTATTGTCTTCTTTGCGTACTATTAAAGAAATAATAGCACGTATAATACAAAGTGGTAGTGATGTTGACGCTACAGAGGAGAACACCTACTCTGCTATTAAAATAGACAAGGAAATTGATGCTCTAAATAAAGAGATAGATGCCTTAGATAAAGCAATCTCAACTTTAGATAATAAGTTTCTTCACAAGGATAAAACCGACAAGACAGAGTTCCTATTAAAATTATTAGGGGGTGTTGAGTTCAAAGATGGTACTCAAATAGATACTTTAGGAAATGCCATTTTAGAAAGTATTATTACTCGAAAGAAGATAACGGCTAATGAGATTGAAGCTTTATTAAACTTAAAAAGTAAGAATACCACTACTGAAAACTTAAGTTCAAAAAGTACAACAACACTAAATCTTGTGGTTAAACAATTAGCTAAAGCATACGATTTAAGTGTCGAAAATACAGCAACTATATTAAAAGAAGTTGTAAAGGAAAGCTTGACATCTCCAACCTTTAGAAGTGGCTTACTTGGAGAAGGATTTAAATTAGCTAAAGCGGTTAATGGAGATTGGAATCTTGAAATAGATAATCTAATTGTTCGTAAAGTCTTCCAAGTCTTTGAGCTAATAATACAAGAAGTCAAACATCAAGGAGGTGTAGTTGTGCATTCTCCAGCAGGTGGCAAAATAACCAAGGTTACCGATGGTGGCTCTTATTGGAAATGTGAAGTTGAAAGTGCAGATACTTTCTTTAAAGACGATTTAGTTCTTTGTCAGAAATTCACAGGAAAAAATATAAAGCGTTATTGGAGATTGGCAACCAGTGCAGGTGATGGCTTTGTAAATCTATCTAAAACAGATTTTGAAGCCAACTCTGCTATTCCAGAAGTTGATGATGAGATAGCCACTTTAGGTAGCAAAACAAATGCTGCTAGACAATCAGCTTACTTGATAAGTGTAGTTGGTGCAGACGCTCCTTATACTGCTTACTATAGTGGTATAAACTCATACAGCTTAAAAGGAAAAGAGCATACACGCATAGGTAACTTAGAGGGTGTTGTAAGTCCTGTATTTGGCCCATTAAAAGGAAGTGGTGCACTCCTTGAAAATGCTTATATCCAAGGAATAGTTAAGCTTCAAAATGGCAAAACAGTTGAGACTGTAATATCTGAAACTTCAAACAAGTTAAGTTCTGATATCGGTAAAGTAAGAACTGAGCTTAAAGGAGATATCTCAAAATCTAAAGAAGAAACCAAAGGAGAAATAAACTCTTCTGTTAGCTCTGTTAGAAATGAGTTGAACTCAACAATAGCCAAAGCTGAAGAGCAGTTTAACACTGGAATAAATCAAACTAAAACAGAATTAAGCTCCAATATTTCATCTGTAAAGCAAGAGCTAGAAGGAAAGATAAATACAGACATACAAGTTTCTAAAGAGTCTATTACAAAACAAATAACTCAAAGTAAACAAGAGGCTGAAGCTGCTGCTAAAGCCTATACAGATGCACAGGATAAAGCAAAACTAACTCAAGCACAGAGCTATGCTGATGGAAAAGTTGCTACAGAACAGAAACGAGCTATAGAGGATGTTAATGCTAAGCTAACAGCAGCGAAATCATATGCTGATGCAGCAGATGCCAAGTTAAAGACAGAACAACAAGCTTATGCAGATGGAAAAGTTACTGCTACTGAAGAAAAACTACTTCAAACAGCTAATGATAATCTAGCAGCCGCTAAAGCTTATGCTGAAGCACAAGATGAGGCTCTAAAAGTAAAAACAGATGCGTATGCAGATGGCAAAATTACAGCAGAGGAAAAGCGTGCAATAGCTGATGCGAATGCAAAATTAGCCGCTGCAAAGAAATATGCAGAGGCTCAAGACAACCTTCTAAAAACTCAACAAGAGGCCTATGCAGATGGTAAAGTTACTGCTTCTGAAAAACGAGCTATTGCTGACGCAACGAATAAAGTAAATGCAGCTAAAAGTGAGTTAAATGCTTTAGTTTCAAAGGCTCAATCTACTGCTGATGATGCAAAAGATGCGATTGATGGGCTTGAGATTGGGGGGAGGAATATAGCTGTATTATCATATCTTAATTTAAGAAGTGATGTGGTTAGAGATGGGTACAATCTAACCATGAATGTGTGGGCTCGTCAAATTTGGGGTAAAGATTATGTTAGCAAGTTTTTTCAAGGGGGGACTAGATATACTATATCTTACACTGTAAATGTGTTAAAAATTGTGGGTGATGGTGCCTTATCAAAACAAGCTGAAGGAGAGTTTGCTTTATATAGCGGCTCTAACTTAACGGTGATGGGGCGTATAGGAGTTGATAAGTATGCAGACGTTAAGGTTGGCGATTCATTTAAGGTATCTCAAACTTTTACTACACCAAAGAATATTGATGGATATTATATATTATACTATTCAGCTTATAGAAAAGGTGGTTATGACTATCATTTAGTTAAAGACCTCAAAATAGAAAAAGGTAATAAGCCCACTGACTGGACACCAGCCCCAGAAGATATCGAAAACCAAATAAGTGAGGTTGAAACTTCCATCAAAAAAGAGATAACCACGGTTGAGCAACGATTCCAAATAGCTGAAGGTCAAATAAACGGTAAAATAACAGAAACCACACAGCTAGTTAATGAAGCTAAAACTACAAGTGGGGAAACAAAGAAGACTCTAGAGCAAACTACAGCTCGAATAAATCAGTTTGATATCACTGCTAAAAAGTTTGAGGGCACTCTTGGAGAAATAAGCAAGAAGCAAGGAGAAGTAGAAAGCTCAATAACCAATTTAAACGCAACAGCAAATAGCTTAAATGCTTCTGTTAATGGTTTTAAAGAAACCGAGCAGCAAATCAAAGCTACGGCAAATAAGATTGAAGCTAGTCATGAAGGCATTGTGTTGGAAGCATCAGAGAAATCTGCTCAAAAAGCAATTGATGGGCTGGAGATTGGAGGAAGAAACTTGATAAGCGGAAGCGGTGGGGTCTATCTAAAAAGATTAGGTGCATACGGTCGTAAAATTGTAGAATATAACGGAAAAATAAGTGTTTTGCATGATAGAGAAACTATGCTACATTTTGCAGCCAAAACAACAGACACAATAAAAAAAGGAGGAAGTTATGTCTATAGCTTTAAAATGTGCTGCAACGAAGGTATTGTCAAGATGGCTTCTCATATTTATATCAATGGGAAGGAAGGGAGTATTAGGTCAGTAAATGATACAGAAATAACGACAGAATGGAAGATGTTTTATATATCAAGTGTAGCAAAAGGAGATATAAAAGAAGTCGCTATACATCATTACCTTGCCAAAACACTAACGGACACAGATCAAATTGTTTATCTGACAGAGTATAAGTTAGAAAAAGGAACAAAACCCACCGATTGGACGCCTGCTCCAGAAGATATAGATGCTCAATTCACAGAAACAAAAGCAAGCTTAAAAGTACTCAACGATAAGCTTGTAGCTGAAGTAAGTAAGACTAACGGTATTAGCAAAGACCTAACAGCCGTCAAACAAGACCATAACAGCTTTAAAGTTCAAGTTAAGACTGATATATCAGGAGCTATAAATAGCAATAACGAAGTCATTCTTTCTTCATTTAAAATGGATGGTAACAAGATTGGGATAGGTGGCAAATATATTGACTTAACGGGCAAAGTAACCTTCAGTGCTCTCAATTCCGAATCTCAAAACAAGATTAATACAGCTACTAAAACAGCTAATAATGCGGCACAAGATATTTTTGATTTAAAACTGGAAGTTGGAGACTTGGCTTATTTAAATACTGTAGAGAAAGCTCAATTAGGTACAACAGTAATTGAAGGAGGGTTTTTAAGAACAGATTTACTTCAAGCGAAATCTATCAAAGCCGAAAAGCTAGACATTGAAGAGATAACTGATAATACCATAGTTGGCGGTTTCGTTTTTCTCAATGGCTCAATGATTAGCCAAGAAGGTATTGATAAGTATGGCAACCCATCTAATGATTGGGGGTCATATAAAGACGGTGATTTTATGCCTAATTTAGTTATGAAACCCATAGATGGCTCTATTAAAGCCATGAAAGGGTCATTTGGGATATTTGATATAGTTGATGAAAGTATAGTTGGAAGAAGTGAGGCTGGAGGAGATGAAGCAATTAGAGTTACTACTGATGCTATTCCAGAAGCTATTCAATTCACACCTACATGGAGCATAACTTCATTTGAATCTCTTGTAGAAAAATCAACCTATTATTTTCTTCAAGACAACCAAAATAGGCAAAATACATATAAAAAATCAGTTGTGTTTAATTTACCTATCAGTGAAATTGGAGAATATCAGCTATCGAGTGTGTCAGCTTATGTGGCAAAAGTTGTTAATAGTAACTCTGGTGCAGACGCATCATCTTATGTTAAGCATATTGTTAGTGTAATATGCATAATAAAACAGCACAATAATATTATTAAAAAAGTAACTAGAAATATAGTTAATACATACGATGGTATAGACATAGATTTTTATGTTGATAAAAAAACATCATGTCATATTGAACTTGAATTTACAATTGATTTTTCTTCAACACGTGATGGTTCATACAAAGCAGATATTGAGTCTTTTGTTCGTGCTGTTATGCACAAAAAAACCCCAAGACAATGTACTGTAATAGGTAAAGATGGTTTATACACCAGCTTTAGTACCCTTGAGTTTTTCCATTACAAGTCTGGTCAGGGTTTTACTATTCGAGCTGGTAATTATGGCTTTCGCATAACAAAGGAAGGAATACAAAAATGGAGTGGTGGTAAATGGGTTACTGCTAATATATAACATAAAAAATTAATGAATATGAAGTGGTTGAAAGAAAGAAGTTCGCTTGCTTTAACAGGAGCAATATTTGGAATTATAATCTGTACACTATGTGTGATCTTTACGGAAGTTATACCTGCAATTGTGATAACAACACTGTCTATAACAATGGTTGGTATTATGCAAGAGGTACAAGTTTATTTCTCTAATAAAGTTTATGAGTTTGACTGGTTAAATATCTATGCAATTCTTTTAGGAGGATTAATCGCAGTTTTAATAGTGTCTTGTTTTGCTTTACTAGCCATAAATTGATCTTTTAAATAATAAAAATATGAAACTAAAAGAAATTGAAATTACAGCCATTACAGGCGAGAAGCAAAAATTAGAGTTCGATTATAAAGGTTTAGCAAATTACATATTTAGCAAGACTAAAGATATAGGAGAACTAGAGCTTGCAAGAGAGCTTTACAAAAGTGGAGAAATCGGATTAGACAAAGAAAAAGCAATGGCTTTAAAAAGCTATATAGGAGAAGCCTTTGGGGCAGTCGTTCAAGAGGCTCTTTATCCAGAGTTAGACAGAATTATTAATCAATAAATTAAATAGGTATGACAAAGTTATTAGAAGAAAAGAGTAGAGTAATTTCTGTAAAAGCAGAATCTATACAAGGTGATTATCGTTACGACGTGAATTATGAATTAGCTGATAAAAACTTAGCTAGACTTTCATGTAATATTTACTCCAAAGAGGGTAGTGAGTACGCTGGCTATATGAACTTAGAAAACGAAAATTCTAATTTCAATTTCCCTGAGAATGCAGATGTAATCACTCATATTGGAGTCTTCCAAAAGATCACAGCTGAAGTAAAGGCTGCATTAGTTTAGTCTTCTCAATCTTGATGAATTGTGCTGATGATAGAAAATGAAACAAGAATAGTTGAAAGTATTGGTTCTATATCTGTAATGGCTATTGCTAGTAATTACCTAGTAATAGCCCTACAGGATATGGTGATTTGGATTATCTGTATGTTCGCAGTAATCCTATGTGATTTGATAGCAGGTGTAATACATGCTCTAATGGTGGATATTCCTGTACGAGCATCAAAAGCATTTAGAAGAACATTCGGTAAGAGTGTAGTTTACTTCGCTGTTGTAGCTATGGCCGTGCTCTTAAATATCGCTACTAAAGGAGAATACAAACTGGATAAATGGGCTGTCCTTGCAGTAGCTTTCGTTGAGAGTTTATCAATAGGTGGGCATATCCTAGCTATGAGAGGTTACAAGTTTAACCCGATCATGTTGGTTAAAGTACTTGCTAAAAAGAAATATGAGTTAGCTAGCGATGAGCTAGAAGGAATAGTTGAAAAGAAGGAGGTTGAAAATGAGCAGAGGAATAAGAAATAATAATCCTGGTAATATTGAGAAAAACTCTACCAAGTGGAAAGGATTATGTAAAGAGCAAACCGATAGTAGGTTCTTTCAGTTTGAGAGTATGGCTTGGGGATATCGAGCAATGTTTAGAACATTAAGAACGTACAAGTCGGTACATGGCAGAAAAACACTAACAGAGATGATTACTCGCTGGGCTCCACCCATAGAAAACGATACAGAGGGCTATATTCGATTAGTGAGTAATAGAGCTAAGGTTTATCCAAACATAGAGATAGATACAAGCAACAAGGCTCTAATGTGCCGTATTGTTGAGGCTATGAGCTATCAAGAGAATGGAGTACCTGGTGTAATGACTGAAATAGAACAAGGATGGGAATTTATTTAAATCAAACGAAAATGGTTGTTTTTGGTAATTCAACTAAAATTGGTTGATATGAAGAAATATGTTTTAATTGCTTTTGCATTAGGTGTAGCTGTAGGTTTCTTTTTAAATAAAGAGAAATACGAAGTAGTAGTAAAAGAAGTCAAGGGGGATACAATTAAGGAGGTGGTTCATTTACCATCTCCTACCATTCAGCAATCAAAACTAGATATCGCTAGTTTACCTCATTATGTATTCAAGGAAATTGTGCGAGTAGATACAATAACTCAAGTAGCTACTATAGATACATTAGCTATTTTAAGAGATTATACAGCGATAAAAGCTTATTCTTATACTCTATTCAATAACGAATACGGAAAGCTCACATTAGACCAAAATACGCAGTATAATAGCATCCTTTCTACTTCATATAACTATGAGCCAATAAAGCGAGTTGAGACTTATCAAAGGAAGTGGCAATTCCTAGTTGGAGCAGGATATTCTAGTAATAAATACATAGGACCAACTGCAGGTATCATTTATAAAAACATTGGAGTTGTTGGAGGGTACAAGTATAGTTTTACTGAACGGAAAAGTATTGTTGATATTGTTCTTTTACTTAAGTTTTAAGACTAAGTCTTTAATTTATAAAGATTAATTAAAAATTAAAGACAGCACAACTAAAAATAAATCCAGTTAACATTAATACAACAATATGGTCTAGCGCGCAGCTACTTTTATCTTCTATAATTGATAAGATAAGATAAACTATGAATAATAATGAGAAGGCAAATTGCGTAGAACTTAATACTTTAGATTTGATTCTAAATTCCTTAGTGATTCTTTTACTATATTTGCAATATGTTTTTAAATAAAATCCAACAGATAGAATAATCGTAATGAGCGTAAGATATGGTATAATCCATAGTGTTTTGTAGCATTCCTTTTGATTATTTTCTAGATAGAAAACAATTATAAAAACAAATATTTGGCAAATTGTAAAAAGGTAAAAGAACAAATTATAGAAATCAGGTAGATAGTCTAACAGCCCTTTATCATTAGCTTTATATTTTACCCCAAATATATCCTTATATCCATCATTACTTAAATACTTTTCTCGTATCTTTTGATTAATATATTGATCTCTTCTGTAAGCATATCCATGATTTAATACAAAGATATTGAGGAAAAGTAAAATTAAGGAAACTGCACATGCAGTACCTGACAATACGATGGGCTTAAATAACTCTTTAGAATCATTTTCTATAAAGTTGAATACAATAAGTGGCGTAAATTGTGGTATAGTAAGTTCAAGTCCCTCAGTATGTGTTAGTACATATCCAAAAACTCCAAACAAAGCAAAAAGAGCTATCAGCAGTTGAATAAATAAACCTTGATGATGATTTTGATTCTCTGAAAACTGTTCGTGTAGTTTTAAAAGTAGTTCGTCTCCAGTAGTTTTTTCTTTTTGTGTACTCATTTATATTTCATATTAGAAAGGAACAAACATAAATAAACTTATTCAATTAACAAAATGCAACACAATATATAATATATTATAAAAACACCTATAAAAAAACGTGAGGTTGCAGGTTTAAAACCCTGCATTCCTCAAAGTCATAAATGATGGATACTCCTTCTCCTTAGGGTTATTCAAATTATCTATAATCAACCGAATTGCTTGGTCAGCATAAGATTGCATAAATCGGATATAGTTGAAGATAGGTCGTTTCTTTTTAATGGATTGACCTATGCTATACTCTAATACTTCTAAGGGAATACCTAATTCAAATCCATGCTGTACAAAACTCTTTCTAGCAGAGTAATAGACTACTCTTTTATCAATACCTACTGATTTAGCAACTCTCTTTATTTCTGTAGCCATGTATTTTCTAAAATTATCATAGGAATAGTTATAATGAAAATTAAGCTTTCCATCTATTCCTATCCATCTTGTAATAATGGGGAGGGCCTCTTTGGGTATTGACAATTTAATCTCTTTATTTCCTCTTTTAGTTGAGGCTGTTTTTTGTCTGACATAAGTAATTGTTTTCATATTGGAAAAATCAATTTGAAGGAGGTCAATCATATTGATTCCACCCAAATAGTAGGACAGCATAAACAAATCTCGTGCTATACTGAGACCTTTTGACTTACTTTCAAAATCTCTAATTCTTCTTAGCTCGTCAGTCGTAATATCTAAAATCCTTTCTTGAACTTCAGGTAAGGTATAATAAGCAAAAGGATTAACTTGATATTGTACCATACCATCTTTTAAAGCAGCATTAATTATTACTTTAAGTCTCTTCATGTGCATTCCTGTAGTAGTGCTATTTAATCCTCTCTTTTGAAATAAGTACTTTTCAAAGGCCATAACATTCGACTGACTAAAAGAAACCAGTGTTATGTCTTCAAACTTTTCTTTAAAGTAGCGGAGAGATAGTTCATGCAGACTAGCCGTACCTACCCTATCCTGGTCTCTCAGTTCATCTATGTAAGCTTGCCACCTTTGTCCCACAGTTAAACAAGACTGTGATTTGGAATAATTAAGTAAATAATCTTTGATCTGTGAGCAAGTATAGAGTGAGGGATTAATTACATCCAAAGCATCATAATACTCATTAACCATAGCACGTAGTTTTTTATTAAAAATTACTGCATCTGGATGATTTACTACACGCTCATTTTTAAGTTGGTTTTCATCACTTATTTTAAAACGAGTTGTAATATATTGGGTTTGATTATTGTGACTTATTCTAATACGAATTCTGTGAGATTTGTCAGCTAATATCTTAGCTGGTAAAATTACGATTTTAAGTTCGGCCAT